GGCCCCAGTGAAGGACTTGCGTTCGTTATTGAGGCGATATTATCCGTTTAAGAGGAATAACATTTATACGTATACAGCACAAAGTTATACCGCAACAACATCTAATGATCAAGGAGCAGGTTACACCCCGCTTTTTAATACTTCAGCGATTCCGGCTAATCAACCGTTACCGTATCTCATTTTTGAAGTTATACCAGTTCAACCTAGCGATATTTCTTATGGAACATATGGAACATCTGAGAGGGTCTTAGGGAATCATGTTACACCTTTGAATTTTTATGGACCAGAATATCGTTTTTGGAGAGGTTCGATGCGTTACAAATTTATTTTTGGAAACGTGGAAAATCCTACCACGAATGATTTAACACCAGCAAACTCAGGGGTGTTTTATATACCTCATGGACAATTTACCGATACAGAAGTTCCGAAAGCTGCCCGACCAAATTGGGCTTGGTTAGCTGCCAATTACGTAACAGCAATAATTGGTGGTACAAGTTCAGCGGGTGGTGATTCGCAATTATTGACAGGACTAATTACAGGAATAAATTATGCACAGGACTGGGTAGGGCATGGAATAGTAAATTATAGTGAAATAGAAATACCTTTCGCATCAATTTACAATGTTCTACCTACAATACAAGGATCTATTCCATCTAATTTGTCCCCAGATATAGTGACAACAGGAGTTATGATAGCTTGGACAATATTACAATACCCATATTCTGCCTCACCGGGAACAGCACCGTTTGTAAGACCTTTAACAGTTTTAAAATCAGTTGGTGATGATTTCCGCTTTGGCACATTTATGGGTATACCGAAGACTTACGTTCAAACAGTTAGTTATCCGCAAGGTGTTTATTGGCCAGATACGTGGGTAACCACGCCTCCAGCTAATAGTACGCTGCAGAAGATTAAAAGTGCTATTGAAAGTAATCAGAAGGGAAGAAAGAAAGAAGACTCAGAGAGTGATTGGGAGATCGCTGAGCAAGATCCAGCAAACATGTCAAAATCGATGTTGGTGAAAAAATTAAATAAACTCTCAATGACACCCCAGAATCCTAGACCTGCAAGGGCCGAAGGAAACTGGTTTAGTGAAGAAAAAGATATGAATTATTGGAGATCGCCGCAACGTCATAATAAGCGACAAATGCGAATGAACTCTGAAGGAATAACAGGAATTGAGCATTACGAGTATGTGCCTTTTACGACCATTGAAATTATAGAACAAATTATGGATTATTACGAAAGTTATGTGAATGAACCAATCATTTATATGATGCGTATGCTTAATTCAAAGCGTTTGCTCGAAGTGAAAATAGTTAAATCAGGAACATTTTATCAAGTGATGTGGATAGTCCCTAATTCAATTTTAAGTGGTGATTTTAAAATTGCCGTTTTGGATTGGGTGACGATTGACAATGAATTATATCGAAGAATACATTGTTCGATGATCTTTGCTATGGCTCGTTTTAATGAGCAATGGCCAAGAAAGGAGAGCAGTATAAGAAGAGCGACTTCTTTTTGCGAGGTAAGCAAAACGAAAAGTACGGAAGACACGATGGTTGGCATAGAAGATCAAGCGCTGATGACTTACTGTATGGATCGTCATGATACTTACCTTAATGAAATCAGTGAACCGATTTA